AATTATTCGGTCTCTTAAATCTTTTAATGTTATACTACTAGAAAGAATACTTTCTATCTGAGAATGTGCATATTCCTTAATAAATTCTAACATATCTATCACATTTAGTATCTTCGAATCACCATACCAATCATTTGATTCTAGTAATTTGTGAGTAGTAATTGATGTATTGTCTAGATAGATATCATGCATTCCCTTTTTAAAGTTCTTACCCTTCAAATCAATATTTAATTGTTGGTAGATTGTTGGCAGTGGCTCAATAAGATTGCTTGAATGTATGCGAGTGGCTTTGTCCTGATTATACAGCTTCTCCAAATTAAATTTATAGGGATTAAGAAATTTAGTATAATGGCGTCGATAATAGGTAATTTTCTTATTAGTCGGATTATACAATATCTGCATATCAAATGTACGGCTAGATGTAATAATATCTTCTGGAGTTTGATTAATTGGTATTGTAATCTGCGATATAATATCAATTAGCAGACCTGCTAGAAGAGTCGCCTCATCCTCATGTTTCAATCCTGTCATCTGCAATCGACCATTACGAAATATTTTTATATTTACCATACGAAACCCCCAATATTTGAATTTAATTGTTGCTTGATTATTAAACATTTCATTAATCTTATCAGTCATAGTCTCTCCACGTGCACAATTTCCATAGAATTCAATATTATATAACCCACCGCTCTTTTCATTTAATTCTATTGCCTGAAGCTCATGAATTGGAACAAATCTAGTAATTAGTTCTAAATTCAACCTCTTATTTAAATTACATAACACCGTACACGTAGATATTGTCAAAGGTGTAGCATGAAATTCATGCACCGGTGCCAATTCCATTATGGGTGATCGGCTTTTTGGTATTCTTTAAGTATAAGAATTCCTTTAAGTTACAATTATTTCAATTTTTTAGTGGCAGTGGGATTTGATACATTGTGGTAAGTATGCCGTATCCTTTAACCGGTTTTGAATTTTTAAAAAAATCCAAACCGGTTATGCGGATAGCGGTGAAAAACTAAAGTTTTCCACCTTTATTGCATCCCTAATTTATGGCGTTAAAACGCCAATAACCGTTTAAGGAATACCGTATGCCGTATGCTATAAAATTGATTTTAATTATTTAACAGAATGATATAAATAATAATTTAATTCTAGAGATGGATAAAGTTAGTCGGGATATTAATAGACTTGAAAATAGTGTTGCCAGATATATATACATTAAATACATCCAAGACCGCACGGCAGACCCGGTAGTGTCACCGGTAGTGGAAGCAGTAGTGTCACCGGTAGTGTCAAAAGAAGAATCTAGTGATTCTAGTTCTTCTTCTTCTAGCTCTGATGATGAAGAAATAGAAGAAGCAGCTAAAGACATAATTAAAGACCCTACAATAAAGGTAAATACAAAGGCTAAAGTAGCTAGACCCAAAGTTCTAGATAAGGTCGCATACACTATATATCGCAAAAATATATTCCATCAATCTAGAAGTTGTTTCACATTAAATCAAGATGAAATAATAAGGGAAGATATTCGTATTATGACATTGGCAGATAAAGCCTATGAAAAACATCCAGCCGAATTTAAGATGGGAGATTTTGAATTGCCACCTGATGTATTGCGTTGTAGCTTTATTCGAAAACATCATCACCGATATTATCGATGCCGGAATCAAATTATGAATAAGGATAGTGACATTTGCAAAAAACATAAAAACAGTGAAAATATATACTATGATAACTATAATGATTTACTTGAAAAGTTAATTACTTAATCATTTTCTTCGCGAATACAATACTTCAATTATGAAAGATGCATTGTTAAAATATTGTTCCAATTCATCATTATCATATGCTATTTGTATTTTTTTCAAACTAGTTGGGAATCGGGATATCTTTCTATAACATTTTTCAAACCAATACCAAAATATTATTTCAATGGAGTCCGGTAATGAATTATAATTTATGTTATCTGGCATATATTCCGGAATACTTAAAATACGTAAATTTGGAGGCAAGTTTTCCAATATCGAATGATTAGATAGATTATAGGTTTCATCTACTTTATTTTCATCCCAAATTAGAAATTCAGGTAAATATAAAACTTCTAAAGAAGGAGGTAGATTATCGACTGAATGATGATAACCATTATAATAGTTCTGTATCCGGTTCTGACCAAAGATAAGTACTTTTAAATTGGCAGGGAGATTATTCACCGGCTGATAAAAACCCATAGGATATATCTCTAACCATTCTAATGATACTGGAAGATTATCTAGAGAATAGTTATATTCCGTATTTTGAAAAGCACTAATTACTAAAGTCTTTAGATTTGTATATTTTTCAATATTAGGCAGTTGGAAATTTATTTCTAGATATTCAATGTCCCGCGGTATTATAGATTTTTTTATCATTAAATCTACAGCATCTTGAATTTTCTTATTAGAATCTCTGGCTGCATCTTCATCTGCATCTGCATTTGGATCATCATTAAAAAAATTCAAATCAAGCGCTTTAATCGATTTAGATAGTTTAATATAATCTAACATATTGTGATTGAATATACCAGATAAAGGCATTGTAATTTTAACAAATTCTAATGAACTTGATGATAAAAGTTTTGGAATATCTACATAATGAATTGGTTCACAAGAAAGCTGAATATATTTTATATGTTCTCGTATATGTGGTAATTTGTCATCTAGATTAGAATCATTAAACCAAATATGTAAACCCGGTTTATTATCCAGCTTATTATCCAGCTTATCATATTTATTGTCTATCTCTTCTCCATTATCAACCCGAATATATAATTCATTATTTAAAAAATTATTATTAAATCTTTTACGATATTCTTCCATCCCTGTAGCTTATGGTTGTAGCTTATATTTGTAGCTTATATTTCTAGATATTAAGTGCATTTTAAGTTATTTATATGTTGTATCATTTTCGGAAAAAGATGATGCAAAGAATCTTCTAGGTTATCCTATAAATTACCTATTGGTATGTAAAAATTAAGATTTTCTGTGTTTTGTTTTTGATATAAAAATTTTAGAAAAAAATGACAAACATTGCAAAAAATTGAAAATTAATATTTTTTAGATACTAAATTATTTTTCTTCTGAGAAGAATGGCTTCGGATCCGTTGTATATTGAGGTGCAAACACCCGCAGAGATTGCTCGATGCTGGAGTCCGGCCGTTGGACTCAATGCTCCGAGTATTCGGGGGATGTTTGTCGACCCTATCACTCGCACGAAATTTGAACTGGAGGGGCCCTTTGTGTGGAATCTGGAGAAGAACATCACGCATCGGCAACTAGCCTCGTTGGTGATCAACATCATAAACGTGGGCAAGTGCAAGGACTATGATCCTCCCACGCTTATGCTTGAGTTCAATGGCGGCTATTGGACAGCTTGTGGCTCGGAAGGCCACTACAGATGTACACTCACGCTCGGCATCGGGGAGAATGCCGCCAGATGGGATTTCACTGTCGACTTGAACTAGATCCCTCTGCACATTGATCATCTGCGCGATACCCCTTAGCGCAGCACCTAATTTTTTTATTTACATTTACTTTTACATCATCTTTTTCTTTTCCGCCTTATATAACCTGGAGATCGCGCGCTGGTCTGCCTTCATTAAACGGGAAACTTGCCGATTAGTATTACGATTAACTAGCGCACGGTAATTAAGTGCTTTAATAACATAATTCCAGGCAGCCATCTTACCATGTTCTGCTTCTAGATGAGCAATTAGCTTATGTAATGCAGAATGCCGGGTAGCTTGGTCTTTATTCACAATATCTACATAGCCAAACTGCGAAAGATAATGATCCGTTTTTGGATCAATGGCAAAAATCTTAGTCTTACGCCCAGACTTGCCACGACGGGGGATACAAGCCGGACGGGCTAGAGTGGAATGAACACGGGTACCAGATGATCGGGTGTATGAACGACGGGTATATCCCGCACGCAATGTCAGGCCAGTCGGGCAACGAGTTGGAGTAGGAAGACCAGCCTTTGCACTCATACGAGAGGCCATAGATGCACGAGCAGCGGCCTGAGATTTACGAACAGCAGCTTTTTCAGATGCCTTGCCACGGAATACACCAGTCTTACGAATACACCGTGCACGGACTACTTTCCCAGATTTGGAACGGTAAGATTCGCGGAGAATATGACCACTAGGACAGCTAGGTTTGCGAGATATAGCCATCTAGAATAGATCGTTTTGTTATATTTTAGTTAGATTAATTATTTTATCAATTCTAGATTTATATTTATTTAAGGATATACCTATTATATTACAATCAGTAAATTAGAAAGAAGTAAAAATGCAAAATAAAAATAAATAAAAAGAAAGTTAAAAATAAATAAAATAATTTAATTACTCTTACTCTTACTCTTCGGCAGTGCTAAATTTAACATCCTTAAGAGAATTTTCAACAGCACGCTTCCTACGTGCCTTTGTTTCATCCTTATTTTGCTCCATGGCCTTTTTCCGAATCTTGTTTAGATTTTTTACCGGTTGTGTCGCCATTTGCATTTTATGCGTATCGGAAGTCGGCTTATCATAAAACTCATTAATCGCATCACCCCGTCTATAATCTTCATCTTTCAATCTTTCTACAATAAAATCTTTTGCGTGCATATTCTCTTTCAAATCTTTTATTATCTTTTCAATATTATATTTTATGTCTTTATTACGGAATGCTGTATCCATTAAATTGAAAATACAATTCTTAGTATCAGTTTGTACCACACCATTTTTTTCATATAGTATTGTGTCCTGATATTCAACTAGTCTTTTCATATATTTTATTAGTTCCTGTTCCGTTAATTGTTCTTTGTGTTGATAGAATAACAAGATGCACGTATCTTCTAGCAATCGTGTAAATTGTATTATAAATCCTTTTTCATCAATCTTTTCAATTTCCATATTCTTACTTAAGAAAGAAATTATTTGCTTATTAAGATTATGTTTATAGAAACTTATATTTGATTGATTTTGCAGAAAAACATAATTACACAATTTATTCATTAACTTACTAGCATCCGCAAAAATATATTTGAAATCTTTTAATGTTATATGTTCTATTGATTCCAATCCAAATGGCATTATATTAAAATGAATATTATAATTATTTGTAACATAATTCTTAATTGAAGCATCAACCGTGATATTACTATTTACATTATCATAAATATTTACATCAGGCTTATTAATTTCTATATTTTCAACAGAAGGTGCGGCTTCTAGTATATCATCTAAACTATAACCTTGCTGCTTTGCACGGCAACGATTGTCCTTTTGATGTCTATGCAAGCCTTGCCTAAAGGCAAACACTTCATTACAATCAAAACATTTAAATATTTTTTTATTAATTAAATCTTGCTCTAAACGAGCATTACATTCATCTTCTAATAAAGACAAAGCTAGCTTAATATTATCTATAGTCATTAGATTTGTATCTTTTATAATCTTTCTAAAAGCAGTCATAAAACTTTCACTATCATCATATTTATATTCAGAAGTCATTATTTCCACTTCTGGACGTTTACATCCATTTTTACTATTATTATGACGTTTAAGATGTGATGGGGATATGAATTTCTTATAACAAGTAGAACAGATATTATCTGACATATTTATTATATATAATTTATATTTTATAAATATTATTTTATTAGAAAATAAACTTATATTTTTATGTTTAGGAAATTTATTTAATGTTTTTAATTATATTAAATAATTTAAAAATTAACAATCCTATTAAATGTGAATAAAATTCCACTGGCAGCTGGTTATATATTACATTATATTAGGTGGATGACAGGGAATTATTATATTCTAGATGGGGTGGATGCAAGACATACCAGCTATGAGATCCGGGTTATAATAATTTGTATCCGGGTTATATTTTTTTTTAAAAATTGGGCGGGGTGGGTGATACATTTTTTACATTTTGATTTTTTTTTTCATTTTTCTTTTTTTCTCGCGCGCGTGCGTAAGTATAAAATACTCATAGAAAATAATAATTTTTTTTAATATTCCCGGGTGACAAATTTTAATAGGGAGAGGGGGGAGAAAACAGCCTATTTTTTTTGAGCAAAAAAAATATTTTTTTGCGTTTTATATGGCAAATGTAAGCAAACGGGTGGAAATATTATAATAAAGAGTTAATATCCTAACATAGTTAAACTAAATTGTATGGGCTATATATGAGTTATATATGAATTTATATGAAAATGATTCTCAAAATTGAAGGCTTACATATTTTTATCACTTTTTCTTTCTAGAATATATCTCATCACGATTACCTTATCATAACCTCCAGAACATTTTTATCAACCCTTATAATAGATAACTACTATTTCAAATGTCATATCAAGCTATCAAAACTAAATCTAGAAGGAAAACCCGAAAGCAGAAAATGCTAACTAGCCGTGGCGGTAATACCCTATTAACTAAAACGCCAGTGTTAGGTAATAGATGGCCTTATCTGCAGTTGAAATTAGTCAATGCCTTAGAATCATTAGCCGAGTACTATAACGTATCTCACAAAGCCCGGGGATTACAAAAGCCCATGAAAAGTGATAAGGGTTTCTTGCAAGTGTATCGTGCAGCCAGTGGAATCCCTAGCAAGTTTGAACAACAGCCGGTGCGTTCTGCAAAACCAGATGGTGAAAAGTGGGATCATCATCGCGAAGACTTTTGCAATCGCCGATATGCTATGATAAAAGGAAAGCCGGGTTATGGACTCTATGATGCGAAAACCGGGCTACCTAGTGTCATGCATGTTAATATGTTGATGTGGGCTTGTTCCCCGGATGCCGCAGGAATAAAGAAAAATTGGAAAAGTATTCTAGCGAAACTAGAGGATGCTAAGAAGCTCGGCAATAAATAATTCTGAATGATTATGAATAGAGTTAATTTATAAGTAAAAAAATTGAATTATATATAAACAAATACACATATATATATATAAATAAAGTATTTAAATATAGGTAGTAATCATATACTTGTAATGGATTCCAACATAGTAAAACCAAACAATGAAAAAACTAAAATTACCAAAAAACCACGTAATAAGCAACCTAAGGAACCTAAGCAACCTAGGCAACCTAGGCAACCTAAGGAACTACAGAACCATGTAGCAGCTTCTAACACAACAGATTCTACTAGAATAGATATTAAAAATTGTGATGGATTAGAATATTTAGAAACTATTGAAAATGGTACTATAGATTTGATACTTACCGACCCACCTTATATTATTTCGCGTGATTCTGGAATGAATGCGCATTATGAAACAGTTAAACAAAATGAATCAGAAGGTGTTGAATTTGTAAAAACTCAGGTGGAATGGGATGAATATGTAGCATCCCATCATGACCTAGCTACCGCTACTGAAGAACAACGAAATAATTATTTGCGATATGGCACTATTTATGGTAAGAAATATTGTGTGCGAACACAATATGGCAATTGGGATGAGAATTTCACAATGGAAATGCTAGAAAGATTTATTAAAGCATATTACCAGAAATTAAAAAAAGGTGGTACATTGATAATTTGGTTTGATTTATGGAAGATAACAGAATTAAAGAATTTGCTAGAAAAACACAAATTCAAGCAATTACGATTTATTGAATGGATTAAAACCAATCCGCAACCATTGAATTCCGCTACTAATTATTTAACTAATTGCCGTGAAATAGCGTTGGTATGTGTGAAAGATGGCAAACCGACATTCAATAGTAAATATGATAATGGTATTTATCAATATCCATTACAGGGTGGTAAAAATAGGTTTCATCCAACTCAAAAGAGCCTAGTATTATTTGAAGAACTAATAAAAAAACATTCAAACGACAATGCAATCGTAATGGATACATTTCTAGGTGGTGGAACCACTGCTCTAGCGTGTGTTAATACAAATCGACAATTTAAAGGTTGTGAAATCTCGAAAGAATATTATGATAAAATAATAGCAATTATTAATCCGGATACAAACACCAATATTGATTCTAATATTGATTCTAATATGGATAATACTCTATTAACTAATACGTCAGTATTAGGTAATACTCTATTAACTAATACTGTTCTAGATGCAACTAATGCATCCGAGAAAGAAGTATCTAGCGCTTAATATTAGAATCATTACTTATTTCCTTTGATTTCTATGTTTCTATGTTTTCTATTTTTTCTTACTTATCGACATTTTTGCCATTTTGTCAATTAGATTTGTATCACTATGATTAGGTAATTGCTGATGTTGCATATGTATATACGTAGTAAATGCAATAGGGTCATACCAATAAGTGCCTTTTAAAGCATTAGGATCACTGACATCCATAGTCTCATTACCTTCAATATAATCGATACCAAAAGGCCGCATAAGTGGAATATTAGTAGCCCCATATCGTTTGCCAGTTTCTCTTGTTTTCTTTTCTACTTGCCTTTTTTGACAATTACAATGCCTACACAATGATTGAAAATCATCTAGAGTTTGGGTTTCTAAATTAAGAACCCGTGGGTCATTATAAAGTCCATTTTTATGGTCACATTGCAATTCTGCATTAGAACCGCAATTAACACATGATTTAGTTTTATAGTATTCTAAAATATCTTTACGAATAGCACGTGTTTTATCGCTGGATTCAAATTTACCAAAGCTTCTGATATATTTAATACTCGCACTAGTACGATTTTGTTCTTTATTTTTTTTATCCTTAGCATTTACAAAATTACAATGCAATTTGAAATATTCTTCAACTCTTGCTTTTTCATCGTCATTAGCATCCCATAATAAATTTATCTTACCGGTACCAGTTGCAGTTGCAATTTTATAATTATTAGGTGCCTTAGAAAAGGATGATCTCCTACACCAATCACCGCCGTTAGTAAAATTTAGATCTGCATATTCATTTATAAACTCAGCTTTATCTACAATACGACATTCTCCTATATCTTCATCTAGATTTGCTAATTTTTTGAATAAATTTAGTTTAGAAATTTTCTTTTTTGTATTTGCCATTTTTTAACTATTACAATTACTTAATACTTAATACTTAATACTTAATACTTAATACTTTAATGAAAATCTTATATATTTATTCAATTTTTTATGCATTTTTTTAGTATCCCTTAACCGGTTAAAGAATATATTTAATTTATAAAGTTGTTATGTAAAATAAAAAAATTGGAAAAGTATTCTAGCGAAACTAGAGGATGCCAGGAAAAATGGGAAAGCCAAACCCAAGAAGATGATGTAATCTAGCCGGAAATATTAAACCATGTATCCTGTGGAAAGGCATACTCAACTTCCCCGGAAACATTGGCAGCCTGTGCTAGCCTGATATTCTCTTCATATAGAATGCACAATAATGCTAAACCTATTCCTAGAAGGACAGTAAGAATGCAAAGTAGGATATTCAAAAATCGTTCTAAATC